GGAGCTCCTGCTGTATCAAAACCTGGATAATGTCTATATCCAAGAGATAATCCATCAAGTTGTATAAATTTATATGCTGTTACTAATGACGGATCATCAATGAATTTTTGAACTAAAAGAGATGCATCTCCAACGAGTTCGGCAGCTTCTGCCGTTTCAATAATATATGCTGAACCATCATACCATTTTTCAGTTACATAAGTAACACCTGGAATTTCATTAAGAGTTGTATTTTTCTTAACTAAATCTCCTACTGTAATATATGTAGCATATGTTGATGCAGATATAGCAAATGAACGATATGTTGTATCAGTTGAAGGATATAAGGCTGCTGAAACATCAGTATGAATTACATTATCTGATACATTAATATCATAACTTAAAAATTTAACACTAACATCGCCTTTATCAATTAAATTATGTCCAATAAGATCAACTACATAATTTGCTGGAGAAGTTCCTTCTCCGAGAACCCAACCATATGATGCGTCCCAATTTAATTGATCTAGTGCTTGATGATTAATATTCATTAATACTCCTGTTAAAGGTGTATTAGCATTAACAATAGTTTCAATATATTGTTCAGTACCCGTTTGATCTTTAAAATCAGGAATAATACAGCCTGTCCAAGAACCAACTAAGTTAACATTATTTGAATTTATGAAATTTTGAAGTTGTGTTGGAAGAATACCGCTTGATGTGAAATATGTTGAATAGTAAGGATCTGTTGATAATACTGTATAATCTGTCCAATCACCTTCAATTGCGATAACTTGAATAAAGAAATCTTTTATGTAATCATAAGCACGAATCCATTCATAAGGAATATTGACCTCTCCACCATACCAATCTTTTGCATATACACTGTATTGGCTTAAATTTTGTGCCTTACGAATAATAAAAGATAGTTTTTTTGTTCCTATATTGGCTAATTGAAATAAAGGAGCATTTAATGATGTAGTTCCATATCCATTAGCTACAACTCCTTGAAGATAATCTGGATCTGGAGTCCAGAATCTTGTTCTATCAAAGAAATTAACATATAAACTATTATTTGCATTTGTATAAAGAGAAGCATCTTCTGTAATTGATGAATCAAGGCTCAAACCAATGTATTCAACTTCATCTTTTGTTGCTGAATCAGGATCATCATCTACGTTTATCAAGTTTAACGCAAATACAGGAGCAGTTAATAAACAAGTTTGAATTGTTCTATGAAAAAATGATCCTTTTCTTTCAAGCTTACGATCTATACTACCAAAATATTTTTCAAGATCTCGATTTGATCGAATGAACACCGGTGTGTTAAATGGACCTTGAGCAGAAAATCCAGGAACTAATCTTAAAGATTGAGTTGTAACAATAACACGTTCTGAATTATCTATTTCGACCGTATATACGCCTGCTGATTTAAATTGTGTCAAATCTAATGCTATTTTCATGATAATCTAGTTTTATTTTATATATTAAAAAACATATTGGTGAAAAAATACAATTTAATTTATATATTTAAGTTTGCATTTATCTCTATGACATCTTTTATATGTATATTATTTGTTGAATGATCTCCAACATATTGTTTGCCATTAACTAAATTCGTTGATAAATAAACAAAATTAAATTTATATTTCATTGCCCTCTATTATTTTTAGAATAAATATTTAAAGCAGGACAGCCGTTGAACCCTCTTCGGTTTTCTTATTGTCGAGATAAGAATTACTGCTTTATTTATATATTCTAAAAGCAAATGTATAATTTAACCAATCTTCCAAGGAAAGGCGCAGCTGCCTTTATTAAATGTATATCCTGGAGAATATCTTCCAGATTGATTTATGGGTATGATTTTTTTCTCAGGCGAAATTTCTTCATCTTTATATAGTGATGCAAACGTATCATCATTAATGTCTGTTGATTCGACATATTTTTCTAATAGTTCATTTATCATTTTTTTGATTGGCGAATCTTCCATTTCATCTAAAAAATCAAATAACCAATCTTCATATTCGGGTTCATCATATAAATGACTGACATTAACTGCACTCATGGCAATATCATCATGAACTCCTATACCTCGCCATCTTCCATTTTTTGCTTTTCCAAACGCTTTGAATTCATGAATAGTTTCTTTTTCATTTAAAATTAATATTCTTTGATGAACTAATCGTTTTCCTAATTTACAATAAAAATCTTTATTAGCGCCAGTGACTTTAAATCCTGCTTTTTTTCTTGGAGGCTTTTCTCCAGGAATTGGCTTTGTATGATAAGTGTGCATAACTACAGAATCATCATAATCATCATGATTCGAAAATTTATCTAAAAAATGTTTTCCATTAAAGTTCATTTCTATTATGACTTTACAGAGTTCAGATCCAAATTGATCGAATGTGATCACTCGTGTGACTTGAGCGCAATTTTCTTCATCTTTAATATTATCCCTATACAAACCGACTTGTGTTATCTTGAACATATTCTTGATCCTCATCTCGTCATTTCTAAGCTTCTTTAATTGAACAATACTTTTTGGAGTCACATGAAATATATTGCAAATATTGTAGTCATTATCTTTTATTTCATCTTCATTCTTTCCCTCACCTGTGTCGATACTTAGAACAAATCGATCTAATTTTGAATTAAAATCTTTATTAGGATCAAAATCTGGGTGCCATTTTAAATTACGATATAAAATGTCATCTAAATCTGTTTTTTCTAATTCATGAAATTCATAATCTTTTTGAATTTTATTCATGAATAAAAGATCTATAGGGCTTAATAAAAGATTTGAAGCGCCGGCACCAAAATCGAGACCAAACTCTTGAGCAAATCTTTCGTCTCCAAAGTCTTTTCTCATTTGTTCTGCCCATGCTTCATCATGGCCTGGAACCTCCCACCAATCAACTCTTATTGAATAAAATGAATTTTGCTTCTTTTGCGCTTTATCCCATATTTCATAGAATACGTTATCATCACCATTAGGAGTTGATGATATGATACATTGTGAAATTTCTGATGATGCAAGTGTAGGATAAACTGATCTCCAGAAATCATTTGCTATGAACGGTTGTATATGTGCAAATTCGTCGGCATATAGAACGTGAATCGTATAGCCTATTTGAGCAGTTTTTGTAGTTGCTTGGGACGTAAGGAAACATCCATTGTCAAGTCTTATTCCACCTGCACCTATACTTATTACGCCCGGTTTTAAGAAAAATGGAAGACCTCTAAATATATCTTTAACTTTTGATACTATTTCATATGCTGTATCTTGTTTGTTTGCAAGAATTGCTAGATTTCGATCATTATGAAAACAAAGATACCAAGAAAAGAATGCTGCAATAGTTGTGGTCTTGCCCGACTGCCTACTTGCCATAATTATTAAATTACGTATTGCAGGAACTAAATCTTTTATTTTTTCGTTAAATTTTTCTTGAGAAAGTAGTTTTAATATAGTTTTTTGATATTTTCTTAAATCTACAACTTTTCTTCCAGTGTCTGTTAAGAAGCGACAATATTTTTCAACAAAGTAAATTATATCTCGAGAACATAAGTGAAATTCATTTATTTCTTCTGGAGTTAATTGATATAGGAGATTAGCTGCCTTTAACTCAATATCCGAGCTATGAAACGCAGACATATTAGTAGGAAGCCCCATACGGAGTTTTTCTAGTGTTTGATTAACTAAGATGCTATTCCATATGATGGGAGTTTCCATAAAATGATTTAATTAAGAGGCTCGATATTAAGTTTTGGAATTAATTGCGCCTCATCGATATATTGTTGATTGTCTTGCTCTTTTATCTTCTTAACATTATTAATAAGCTCTTTAGTTCCTCGAGTGACAACACTTCCATCTCCTGTTGTAAGCATTCCCATTGGCCCCTGAGTTGTTGTTCCTAAAGCTTCTGCTTGTTTTTCTTTTTCATCATCCTTAAGGCCTTTATACGTCTGTTTGATCGCTTCTACAGTTTGTAATGTTTGTTTATTTAATTCGCCTATTGTCTTTGACATTCCAGCGAACACTTCAAACATTCGGGGGTGCGCCATCCCAAGATTTATTTGTTCCATTAGTGCTTTTTGAACAATTTGATTGCTTCTAAGTTGATAAAGCATTCCAGCTAATGATAGAACATCAATTTTAAATTTATCTCTTAAATACTGATTTTCTCGGATCATTTTTATTGGGATCATAAACTTGATACCATTTTTTATCATTGATTTTGCCTCTCTTTGACACTGTCTTTGTAATTTATCAAAGTCGACACCTATAAGTGGATCAGCCTTTAATACAGGCAGATCTTCATTTTCTCTTGGAACATTTTGATTTATTTCATTAGAAGATTTTTCGATTAATTTCTCTAATTCTTTGCGTTCTTCACGTGCGCGCATGACTATAATTTTTAAGTGTTATTTATTTATATATTATCGTTGCTTCGTGAGATACGGGAGTTTTAATATCGGGTCAGCTGAATCGTTGATAATAATTTGGTCGCCGTCTTTAACAAAATATGAAAGCAGCTCGTTTGACTGACGTTCTTCTTCAATTGTCGCGGTGAACAATCTTATGTTAGTTAAATATGCAGGTGATCTATTTATTGAGTAACTATGAACTGCAATTTCTTCAGGATAAAGTGCAAGTGTTTCATAATAAACATTTTGTAACTTAGCATTCTTGTCGGTTTCATGTTTTTCCCAAATATATACATTATACTGCTGCCAACTATTTCCTATATTGACTACAATTCCATACCACGTATTATCTTTAAGCTTTTCATCTAATCTAATAACATATGCGTCATCACTTGCATACGTATGCCCATAACTTATCGCTACATATTGATTTGCATATACATTTACTGACATAACGTGCTCGTTATAATCATTAACACCATCGAGTATTGAAATTGGCTCTTTAACGATTAATTTATATCCCTTTTGACTAGCCCAATCTGATTTAATCGCAAGAAGATCTTCAAGAACAAAACTATTTATCATACAATAAAAAGTAAGCGGATTGACACTTATGGCAACAACTTTTGCGTAAAAGTTAAGAGCTCCAGGCCTTGCAATAACTACGTTGTCATCTATCGCAATTTGAGACAATAAAATTGGAGAAGTAGAAGCCAATTGAACACTATAATTTGCTTCACTATATAATGAAGCATCATATGCATACATTTCTAAAGGATCAAGCGTATTAACGATAAGTGATATACTATTAACATCATATTCTTTGTGAATATCGGGAAGCATTCTTGGCATAAACCATGCAAGTATGCTTCTATCTGAGGTCGTTGTGATCGCATCACCAGTATTATACGTGACGGCATTGTAGTGATTTGAAGATTGAAGATCATAAAATGATTGTGCAATCACAGTACCATACATTGAGATTGCTGTTGAAATAGTATTAAGTGACACGTCAAATGTTTTATATTTATCTTTAACTGTTGAATTGAATTGATTCATTTGTTCATCATCGACTAATTTCTTGACATCATTATCAATAGCTTCTCCGAAGATTTCTTCAACACTAACTGTATATGTATCAATAGTTTCTTGAAGTGCAGCAGATTCTTTTCTAGATGCTTTAGGTTGATATTTTCTAAGATTGCATTTCCAAGCAGTCTCTTGTTCCATAAATCCTCTATATAAATAACAAGATTCAACTTCATATAATTTATTAGGCATCGGAAAATAAATTATATCATTTTTTTGAGGAGCTGTTCCAAATCCTGCAATTCCTTCCCAGTATTTTTTATCAATCTGAACTTCTAATGGAACTTCATATTCAAGGCCCATAAGATCATAATTGTATTTACTGTCTAGAAACTGACCCTTGGGAACAATGACCTTAAGACATAAAGGTGATTCTTCAACATTAGATAACGTATACTCTTGAAAAATGACATCTTTAGAACGTTGTTGGGGAACTGCTCGGAACCAGCGAACTTCATATCCAAGTATCTGATTGACAACACCGTTGATGGCTGCATAATCTTTTGCTGCAGTGATTATTTTATTCGCAATGTCATATGCAGTTGCGGCGGCCGCATTAGTGTCAGGTATCAAAGTGCTTTTGTTTGTATCAGGATACGCAGCATTTAGAGATTTATCATTATCAGGGCATTCAGCCATATGAAGTGTTTTATTTATATATTCAATAGGAAAGACTTATGTTATAACTCCCTTGCCTCGAGCGTTCATGTAAGTTTCAAAG